TCTTACTGCACCAGCCTGGGGAAGGCCCCTAGAATTTGAATTAGAACTGGCTGGCGATCTGTCAATTGAACACACTCTTGTTATAACATTACCCTCTTGGGTTCCTTCAAATATTACAGGCCCTGTACAAGATTTATTAGGAAATACATATTCATATATTCAAAACATTGCCTATATGATGTTTGAGAAAATCCAGTTTTTCCAAGATTCTCTTCTTTTACAAGAAATTTCTGGAGATTCTTTATATTTTAAAAGTCTTATAGATTCATCTTTGAATCAAGGACGATTAAACCAGATTCTTACAAACCAGCACGAAGGACCTCTCCGTCTTCCTTTGCCAATTCCTGGATTCCATGAAGGATTGCCAGCCCTCATGGGACAAACATTCAGGCTCAAAGTCTGGCTACGAAAGCTGGATAAATTACTTACTAAGCCGATTCCTCCAGTTTTATATTATAAATCATCTGCTATAGCACCCTTGATACAATTTAATACAACTCCTATTGGACAACCAACTATATTCTTAGAAACAAAACAAGTCTATCTTACTGCTAAAGATCAAGCAGAGTATAAGAAAAAAGAACATAATATTGTATTTCAACAATTTTATGAAAATATTTTTACATTTAGTGAACATGAGTATGCAAAAGGTGGTATTGTAACACGTAGAATAGAGGCTCGTCATCCTGCAGGCAGAATTATGTTCTATTTTAGGAATGGAACAGATCTGAATAATATTGTAAATAGTGATCCTACTGGACCATCCTATTGGTCATCTTTACGACTCTTAGTTGCTGGACAGGATCGCGAATCAAGTTTTACACCAATGGTCTGGAGAAATATTGTTCAACATGGAAAAGTAGATAGGAGTGGAACAGTTGTTGATGAAATTGGATTAATTGATTGGACATTAGGTGATGTTCGTGAGCGAATGTTGCCTTTTGAAAAGGTGCCTGAAGGAACTCTCAATTTTACAACAGCTGATCGCCCAACCTTTTTAATCAATCTGAATCCTACGCCAGGAAATAAATCAGAGATGAGAGCTGTTGTTGAAAGCTGGGCTGTGCTTATTGTAGAAGATGGTAGAGCCAGAATGATGAGTGTTAATTAGAAAAAAATAAAAAAATGATTTTATGACGGCTATTATTTTAGCAGTATAATCCGTGATAAAATGACTTCAATTGTGCCAGGAACATTTGCAAATATGCATATGGGAACGTTTGATCCAAAAGACCTTTATTATACGCCAGCAATGATGAGATTTCATACTCTTTCAAAGTTTTATGAATCGACTAAGTTTACACATTTAGAAGTAAAAACTATTGCTGTATCGCATTTTGGATCATGGACAAAACCAACTGCTGGCTTTGCATACATGCATGCAGATGTCGAGTATAATTCTATAGATAATCCAGTTACAAAGGAACCGCTAAAAGTTCCTGGTCTGGCTTTTATCCGAGGTGATTCAGTTGCCATGCTAATGTTTCTTAACTACAAAGGAATCGATTATGTTCTTCTTACAGAACAAGCTCGTGTTCCTATTGGCGAACCTAATTATCTGGAGGCAATTGCTGGTATGACTGATGCTGCAGAGGGAAAGTGCGGATATGCTGCTGCTATTGCAAAAGAACTCGAAGAGGAAGTAGGACTGACTCTTGATCGTAAGACGGATTTTATTGAAATCGGTAAAATGATTCCTTCTGCAGGTGGGTGCGATGAGCGTATTGGCCTTTACTGGACAAGAGTCAATTGTACTCATGAAGTATTGGCTCACTTGGAAGGAAAACTAGGTGGCGCACTTTTGGAGAATGAACAAATTACAGCTCGTCTAAAACCGCTTAGCCTTATACGTAAGGAACTTTTGAATGGAGATCTAACAGATGCTAAACTAATTACTGCACTCTGGTTTTATGATAATCGTCCTGAACTACATGGTTGGTCTTGTAAAAAGAGTCTTGTTCTTGGAGAAAATGGAAAACCAATTATGCTTCCGATTTCAAAATCAGCCTAAGACAGTAATTAACATTATTAACAATAAAGAATATGTCAATACCTCGTGGAGATATAACAACTGTTCTTGACAGAGCCGATAGGGATTTTCAAGATCAGTATTTTTTTCCTATAGAATCAGACCAATCCTGGTTTACACGAAACACCAATCGTAGAATAACACCTGCGGTGCCCTTAATACAAGAATTTACACCAACCGGTCCTGTTGCATTTGGACAAACATTTTCCTTTGAAATCGGTAAGCGTGCTGCAGGCGACTTATTACAATCAGTCATGTTACAAATGAATCTAAATCATTGGTTAGATCCACAAACAATTATTGACCTACAATCTGGTAAAACAATATACAATAATCCTGCAGATGCTTGGTATTATGCTAATTCACTTGGAACTATTCTTTTTGAATGGGCTGAATTACAAGTTGAAGGTGTAACAATTGAACGAGTGACAGGAGATTTTGCGCATGTATTTGCAACACTTTTTCCTGATGCAAATACACAAGTTGGTTTAAATCATGATTTAATTTATAAGTATCCTATTGATAAACTCTTAGACTGGCCTATGCAAAGACCCTATCCAACTGAATCAGGATTTATAACATGTCTATTCCCATTCTTTTTTAGTAGAACACGTGTAAGACAAGCCTTTCCTTTAATTTCTTGTAAAGAAGGCTCTGTGAGAATTATGATAAAACTTCGCCCATTTGAAGAAGTCATACGATCTGCAAATAAAATGCGTATGGCCTGTGATTCAACACCTCTTGCACAAACATTTAATTTAATTAATTATGCAAGTCCTCAAGATACTCCATTTACACAAACTTCTGTTAAAACAATCCCACCTTTATCTTTAATAAGTCTTCTAACATATAGTGTAATTCTTGATGGACAAGTTCGCCAATCACTTCTTAGAAAACCATTTGAAATTATGTATCGTGAAGTACAACAGTTTAATTTTAGAGAACCTATTAGCTATAAATCAATAAAACTATCCGATTCAATTAACCAATTTCAAATTGATTTGGAGGCAAATCATCCATTAGAAGAAATCATATGGTTTATACGACGAAAAGATGTGTTAAAAAATAATGAATGGACAAATTATTCTTCAACGATTGAATCAGAATATGATCCTATATATAGACCCAAAAAATCCCTCTTAGAACATGCAAAACTTTATATAAATGGCATAGAAATAATTAGTGCTGAAGGAGATTATTTTCGCCAAGATATTGCTAAAAAACATAAGGGCGGTATAACTGCTTATAATTCCTTTATATATGGATATACAATTGCTAGATTTCCTGGATCACATCAGCCATCTGGAACACTAAATGCATCACGAATGAATAGTTTGCGTCTAGTGTGTGATGTAAAAAATATGGATGTAGAAATCAAAGTCTTTTGTATAGGACTCAATTGGCTCAGGTTTGAGAATGGCATTGCTAATCGTCTATTCGACGATTAGAGCGGTCGCCTCAGTTTTCCAGCGCAGAAGAGCCTTTTGAAACTCTGAATTTCCTGGGCGAAAGCGCACTTCAGTCGCCCATTTAACAAGAAATCTATATAGCAAACATAATCTCCAATTCATAATACGCCGTCTTTTTTTTTCAAATTTTAGCTGTCCATTTACCATAAAATAATATGAAGGATTTGAATGAATATAAGGAATATATAAATGTTCTATCATACACGGGTGTCTAAGTACAAGAAGACGTGTTTTAGGCAATGTGAAGTAAAGTCCGTAAGTGAAAATCTGATGTGCTTCAGCATAGTGAGAAACTTCATACGTATTAAGCAAATACGTTATAACTTTTGTCGAATTCTGTTCTAATGCCATTGTTAAAAGTATTTGCACAATATCTTTATCAAAGAATTTATTTTTTTCTAAATAAAGGAATATTTTTAATTTGTTGGATTTTACAGCATATCTCAAGACTTCAATTACCCAATCGGCTGATGAATAATGGTCTGAATACATTTTTACTGCCCACAACTTATTATCCATCACGGCGTGTGTAATTAAGCGTCGTATCTCCCAGCTTGGGCCACATAATTGTAATTCTTTAAGAAATTCATTCTTGTTATTGCTTGTGTAATAGGCCCATGCGAGGTTTGTTGACATTGTGTTATTACTTAAAAAATATTGGAGACTCCTCTATCAATTTTTTTGAAGGGTCTATATGCAGTTATTTGGTGTTTTTAATATTTTATAATAAATGTAGGCAAATAATCATATGCTGAATTTAAGGGATTCCAATATGTGCTTAATGGATTAGAATTATTTACTGAAAGAGCGGGAGATGATAAATCAGGTAGATAAAAATACCCATTATTTGCTTCTGTACTGTTATCATATTGACGATATAAATCATGAATAACATTATAAAGGTCAGGATAGTCTGCAATAAGATATTGAATTCTACCATTGCATAATAAATATCCATTTGGAACACTAAATGAAGACCAAGCTAAAATAGTACCGACTGGAACGGATGAGCCGCCGCCACCTGAACTTGGCCCAGTTGGACCAGTTGCGCCAGTATTTGTAGCTGTACCAGATATACCTTGTGGGCCTGTTGGGCCAGTTCGGCCTGTTGGACCAGTTTGACCAGTTGGACCAGTTCTACCAGTTGCACCAGTATTTGTAGCTGTACCAGATATACCTTGTAGGCCTGTTGGGCCTGTTGGACCACTTGGCCCTGTCATACCAGTTGGACCAGTTCTACCCGTAAAACCGGTCCAGCCAGTTAAACCAATTGTATTTGCACCAACAAATTCTTGGACTATGATTGTTGCATTACACATTTCGTCGACACTTGTTAAGTAAGGGACTGATATCTTAAATGTTAGAGTTCCAGCAGAAATATCATTTATAAGATAAATAGCTTGGCTTACATAATAACTATTTGAAATATTTACTGGTGCTTGGTATGTATTTATAATTATATTATTATTAAATACAGTTAAAGGTAGACTGCTACCTTGTAAATATAAATTGCCCGTCGTATCGTCTGGTATAATTGAGACAAAACTTATTGTAATAATTAATGATCCGCCTAATGAAGTATATGTTGATTGCCAACGAGGTATGTTTTGTCCTCCAGTTAATACTACGTAAGTAGCACTTTCTGGAAGAGCAGAAACGTTATTTAAAACTGTTTTACATTGTATCAGACCCCCTGCTAAACCAGTTGGCCCAGTTGCACCAGTATTTGTAGCTGTACCAGATATACCTTGCTCACCAGTAGGACCCGTAGAACCTGTAGGACCCGTTAAACCAGTATCACCATTTGTACCTGCTGGACCGGTAGGACCCGTTAAACCAGTATCACCATCACTGCCAATAGTACCATTTGTACCTGCTGGACCTGTAGGACCCGTTAAACCAGTATTACCAATAGTACCATTTGATCCAGCAACACCGGTAGGACCTGTATAACCTGTATAACCTGTATAGCCACCTCCATATTGTAAGAGAGTCCATGGTGTTGTTCCATCACCGATCTTAAATAAACGCGTATCAATTTCTACAGCAACTTCGCCATTTGCTAAAATAGTATTTGCAGTTGTCCAATCGGTTGAAGAGGCTCTTCGCATTTGAAGTTGTACAGCTGGCATTTTCTATATAATAGTCTTGATAAAAATTTATTAATCTAGTCGGAGTTTAGTCTTATAAGTCTTCTCTTAGATAAACTTTCTTGCTTCTAATTCTGAAGCTTTCCGTTTAATTAATAGTTCTTGGTATTGATCAGCGGCTTTCTGTGAAGCCTTTACTTCTAATGCTTTTCTGAGTGAAATATAGTATTTTAAGATGTTTTCAATACATTCAGTACTACAATCACAGAGCCAAGCACCCATGCCTTCGTTCCATTCAGGAGTTTTAATCACTGGTTCCCAGACCCAGAGCTCGCCGTGAAGATCTGGTCGATCAATTGAATATTCTGCACGAACATAGACCTCTTCTACAGAATCAACAATTCGTGTTTTCTTTTCATAAGAGATATCACAACGGCAAATCACTTCTAGGCTTTCCATCTTAGATATGAAATCTTTCGATAAGATCTCATGTCATTTTTTTTACAAAAAATGATTCTACAAGGTATAATATACCTTTTATAGAAATGACTACTTTACTAGATGATATTGCAACAATTGTTATGTTATTATATATTCTTGCTTTAATTATAATGATTATTGAATATCTAAGCAATGAATCTAATTCAAGAGAAGAGCCTGTAAAAATATCTTGATTTTATTTGCTCAAGGCCAAAGTGCTTTGCTTTCAACTCTACGCAATTGTTTCGAGCATGCACTTGCTGTTGATATAGTCAGCGATAAGGAGATCGTGATTTTTACGAACCATCTCTAGGGTAAATTGTGATCCCTCTAGCTGCTCGATGCCCGTTTCAACGTTGTCTAAGGCATTTACAACCTTTTCACACGCATCTACAATTATTCTTGTGTAAAGTGTCATTACATCAAGAGACGAATCGTTTCCGTTATTGTATTCAGCCTCAAGTTTTTCATTCATCGTCTGCAAGTTGTAAGTAATATTAAAGATATTAGAATCAATTGATTCGCTATCGAGAATATCAATAATAAATGCTTCCAACATCTCCTTGTAAGGAAGCAACTTTGTAGTAGTTAAATAAGTAACCTGCAGTGCCTTTAGCACGAGTTTTGCTTGCACATTCATTATGTCAACTACTAAATTTGCCATGTCTTTGAGGCATTTAATATTGCGCTTGTTTAATGCAAGAACATTGCAACTCTCCTTATACACCTTTTTTGAGTTATTCAGCGTCGCGAGTGCTTCTTTGCAGTAATCTCTGAACATTGTTGCAGACATTACTCTTAGATATCTTATTAAAAGAGGCAATTAGCCGATCAATTTTTTT